TATTGATAACTTCTGGTTAGAGCAGATCCGGAGATACAACTACAAACCTTACGGTATGGAGTTTCCTAAAGAGCTTCCTGAAAACATACAGGTCACTGCCTCCTATGATATTAGGATACCTGGCGACATTATTCAGCGGGCTACTGTAGCTCGTATGCTTGACCCTGACTTTCGCCTGAGTTCTACTAGAGTAACCGAGGAGCTCTTCCCAGAGGTAAAGAACCCTATGGAGGAGAAGGCTCAAGTAATGGCTGATAAGGCTGAGACTCACCCAGTTAGGTCTATTATTGCTCTTATACTTTCTCTTAGGCAGGAAGCTGCTACTATGAGAAAGCAGGGCAATCAAGCTGAAGCAGCTAGATTATATGAATTAGCGGCGAATAACATAGAGGCCCAGCTTGGTGTAACTACTCAGCCACAACAGCCTGGACAGCCTACTCAAGCAGGTCAGCCTGCTGGACAAGGTGCACCTAGACCTGAAGTGGTACCTAACAGGGAGACCGAGCTTAGACCCCCAGAGGAAACTACTCAAGCTGGAGGTGTTAGATGAGTAATGGTGATACCTTCTTAGCCGAACTTAAGAGATGGCAGGAGCACGCCAAGTACTGGCATACCGAGTACCAGACTAGGCAGACTAACTTTGAGAAAGCTATGGAAGCTACTCGTAGCGGAGCCTTGCGTAAGGAGTTGGGTTATTTTAATTGGCTTAAATACAATCCTACTGGCACGGGCGGAACTGTTGAGGAGACAGCTAGAGGCTTTCGTGGTATCCGAACCGAGGCTATGATGCCTAGCTATCATCCTGGCATGTATAAGGAGTCAGCAATCAGCAAGGAAAATCTTGCTAATCTAACTAGTGCATACATGAATGTGTCAGGTACTCTTACTCCAGCAGCTGAAATGAGGTTTCTTGATACCGCTCTCAATCGGGAGAAGGAGTCAAACTGGCTAGTTTGGTTTTACGGTGCGGCTCCTAAACTTATTGCAGCTGGTTTGGTATCTAGCTTTGATGATTTGTTGGCTTACCCCAATGCTCCTAACTCTAATGTGCTATCTCCCGCTGCTGTAGATATTGCTCGCAAAGCAGTGGGGCAAATGACACAGCAGATTACTCCTACCACTGAGGCAGGTGAGCCTTCTTGGGCTGAGGTAACTCCTGAACAGGAGGCGGCAGTTAAGAAATTTCTAGCGGGAGCCACCTACACTTCTCCTATTCAAACTATCAACACTATGACAGTTGATGAGATTGCTAAGGCTTTGAGGATACTTCCTACTGGCGCAGAGGAGTTGCCTTACAGTGAAGAGGAAACTCTTAGGCTTATGTCAATTATGGATTTGCCTATTGATGCTGTAGCTGAAAAGAATAATACTGAGTCAGTTATAGCTGAGTATAGTAAGGCGGTTACTGCCCAGCAAGAGCAAGTTGACGCTGTGTTAGCTAAAACTTCTGATTGGAGAACACCTAAGCTTTCAGTCTGGGATAGCTTTAAGCTACTTGCTGCTTCTCCCTTTATCCCTCTAGGAGAGATTATGCAGCCTTACATTGAGCATGTAAGTTATCCTCTTGCAGGTTCAGTTGTAATATCCTTTCAGCGACTGTGGCCAGGCTATCAAGGACTTGAACGCTCATATGACGAGCTCAAAGCAAGAGGTGAAAACTGGTGGGCTGCTCCTGGTAAAGCTTGGGAAGAGTGGGGTGCTCCATGGTATCTTAAGCTTCCAGTAGAAATAATTGTTGACCCGCTAACTTGGATACCTGGCTGGGGGCTATCTAAACCCGCTGCCCTAGCTAAGAGAATAGGCTTAATTAAGGTTGGCACCTCTCTGACTTGGGTCAACAAAGGAATGTATGCTGCACTTGACATTCCCTTTGATTATGTTAAGTCTTTTATGAGGCATATACCTAAGTCATTTAGTCAGGAGATTACTCACGAGGTCAACCAAACACTATCTCATATTTGGGCGGCTGCTGATATGGTAGCTCCTGGTGCTAGAACAGCCGAGTCATTTGAGAAAACCATCACTGCTGCTCTTGATGCTTACCGACTTAACCCAGCTGGTAAAGATGTACTAGCTAACCTAGGTAGAGAGCTGTCTGACTTTGCTCCCATGTCAGTTGAACAGTTGCAGGTGTGGAGTAAGAAACTTGGCGGAGAATTAACTGCTGAGGCTGCTAAAGCTCCTAGTACCTCTCAGCAGGTGACATATGCTATGACTAGTATGGTGAATAAGACTTTACCAGATGATGCTGCAGCTAAGGTGATTGCTGGAGCTCTTAATATTGTAGACACTCCTGATAATATCAAAGTGATTATTAAGGATACTAACGCCTACCTGAATAGATTTGTTAGGGGAGCTCAGGATGCAATAAATGTAGCTAAGGCTACTAAGCTAGGGCCATTTCGTGAGGGCATGCAGGTAATTAAGAATACCAGAACTAAAGTTATCAAAGCTACTCAGGCTTCTCGCACCGCTGAGGGCGACTTCCTAACTGGCATAGTTCTTGGTCTACAGAGGTATACTGAAGCATGGACTAGAGGCAAGTGGCAACAGATTATCAATAATTATCTTATTAGGCCTATGGCCGAAGCCAACCTTGGTAGTCTATCTTACCCTATCTGGAACGCTTTTGAAGGTATAGCTGTTAGTTTGCTGGAGGGAGTGACTCCTGGCTTTGCCAAGCCTAATGTAACTAAAGCTTTATTTCATGGGGTAACTCTTGATGTTACTATCCGAGAGACCGTTGAGCAGATTGAGAAGCGTGCTAGTGATGTTGCTCAAATAACTGGGATGGGTAAGAATAATGCCTTTAGCTTTATACGCCTTGTGATACCTGAAGAGTTTAGTGTAATGGGTAAGACCTTGCATGTACCTCAGTTTTTAGCAGGCAAGGATTACTTACAATGGTTTACTGGCGCAAAGATGTTAGACTTTTCTAACTTTCTGGGTAACCATTTCAGAACAAACTTTATTACCCAAAAGATGGCTCAGCGTTTGGTTGAGCTAGGAGAAAATGTAAACGGTAAAAATATATACTTAGCGATGAAGAAGCTTGTCAAGGGTAAGTCACCTACTATATCTGGAAGTAGATTTGGACTGACTAAGGGAGTGCTAGAGAGTGAGGCATGGTATAGAATACTAACTGGTGATAGGAACTTTGTAGCAGCTCTAGCCGATGATATATCTAGTGGGAGTCTTCAGATAGCTGAGGTAATGAAAATCATTAGAAAGAGTGAATTACTCAGCCCTAGAGCTAAGGCGCTAGCCGAGCAAGAAGTTGTCGCTGGTAAAGTGATGGCTGACTATGACTCTATAACCGCCTTTGCTAAGAGAGCTGCTAATGCGACTATTGAGGACCTGCGGGCTCGCCCTATGGCTCTACCTGATAACTTTGCTGCCATGGCTGGTCAGATAGAGCTGATGGAAGTCAAGACAGCTGATGACCTCATGGATGTATACCAAATGTACTACGCTATGTCACTTGATGCCTACAACTTACCAAGTACCATGATGAGTCACACTATGGAGGAGTCTAATGTTTTGCGGAATGCTGGTAAGTCTGATAGAGTGATTGACCAGCTCTGGAGGACTAAGCGGGGAGATTTAGAAGCCGCCGTTGCGAGTATGGATGCTTCTCTTGAGCGCATTAAGAGTAAGATAGTAGTTAATGCTGATAAACTTACTTCGGAGCAGTCAGATGCCATGCTACAGATACTTGACTTTAAGAGTGCCAGGTTTGCTTTGAGGGAAAATACTCTTAAGCTTGACCGAAAATTACTTGATGATTTCTGGGGCTCTCCACGAGCTGGGAGAGATTACGATAAGTTCTGGTCTGATAGAGATGTTATTTGGGCTAACCACAGGAGGGAGGACGCAATATTTGCAGGCCAGGAATTCTTGCAGGGCGAGGCTTATGCTAGACTCTATGGTAAACTACCTCCTGAGCATATAATTCCTGTTGATGCCTCTGCCCGAGCTCTTTCTCAGGATGATGTAGCTAAAGTACTTGGCTGTAATGTTGATAACTTAACTTCTGGTCTGATGGAAAATACTGCTCAGACTCAGTCCAAGGAGAGCTTTATCCAGATTATCTTACAGAAAGCTAAGAGCCGACCAAACTCCTTTAAGGGTTTTACTGAGGAGAGGATAGGTAAGGTCTACGATGAGATACTTGAAGGTATCAAGATGCGACCTGGTGTAAATGTTGATGAGCAAAAGATACTTCACCAGGTTGAGGCCATGAGACAAGATATGATTACTCTCAAGCTGGCTGGTACTCTGACTCCTAGCGAGGAGACTGCTCTGAAGTCGTGGGCAGAAGAACTAGCTAAAGGTGTAGATGATATATTTAGTGAAAGAATGTATACTACTGATGTAGGTCTCTTTGAGCATATAGCCACCGAAGCTGAGATGGCAGACTTTGAGCTTAGAGTAAAGGGTGTTATGAAGCTTAACCCTGGTATGTCTGAGGAAGCTGCCAGACTAGAGGTTTTCGGCGCAGAGAAGATTAAGGTGGTGGCTGACTATGATGCGCTTAATACCCTTAAGGATAGGCTTACTAAGCTAGGTGAGTCTGCAAAAGTTCCAGAAGGTGCTACATCCATAGAAGAGCTTATGAGACGGTGGTTTGAGCGCTCAGACAATGATGCCCTGCAAACTGTATGTAGGCTTGCTAAGCAGGATAGGGAGTACCTAGGTCAGATTCATGCCATCCTTAAGAAGCAGTATCCATCAGGCTATATTAGAATATATAGAGGTTCTGGACAGGCTGGCAAGCAGGCTCTTGATAGAGATTTTGTTAATGTTACTAGTAGTAAAAGAGTAGCCGGACAATTTGAGGATACTTGGGCGCCTTTACCTCATATACCTGGGACACCCGAAGTGCCTTTAGCTATAGATAATGTAGTTATCAAGGTAGACGATGTAATATCTATTGGCTCAGTAGATGAGTCTGAGCTGTTTATCTCTTCTGCAGTACTGCGTGATAGGATAGCCAATCCTATTAAGCCTCCAGCTACTGTTACTAGAGCGGAGTGGCAAGGTGTACGAGAGAAAGCTAGTCAGTTATCCCACCAAGACTACTATAAGGCTTTTGCTGACTATACTAACCAGAATCTAGTAGATGCCATGATGCGAACTATTTATCCCTACTGGTGTGTACCTACTGAGTATGAGATTCTTACCCGTGAGGGCTGGAGAACTTATGATAGGCTAAGTATTGGTGAGGAAGTTCTTACTGTAAATCCTAAGACGCTACTATATGAGTGGCAACCTTTGGAGGATATTTCAAGCTTTGAGTTTGACGGCGAGCTGATGTCATTACCCTATAAGGATGGTAAGGAAGTATTGTTTACAAGCGACCATAGGTGGCTGACTATTACTACTCATAGAGGTAAGCCTGTTATAAAGAGAAGTTTTGAGTTAACTGATGGATATGACTTAGTTCCTAGGGCTCTACCCTATACTTTCCCAGATGACAGTATTCTTTCTCCTAGGGATGCTGCCATACTTGGCTGGGTCGTCACCGATGGTACTATAACTAAAGGAAGTACCTATCCTAAGATAAAGAGACATATGAGTATTTATCAATCAAGTAAGAAGTATCTAGGTGAGATTGCTGAGCTTACTGGTAGTAAACCATCACCCAATGGGCCTATTAGTACTAACTATCAGGTTAGGGTGAAGCAGGTAGATACTGACCGCATCCTGTCCATATGCTACTCTAGGCAACTACTACCTCAATTAGTTACCTTGCTTTCTATGGATGCAGCTGAGGCTATGTGGGGTGCTATGTTCAAGGCAGAGGGTAATAGCGATAATGGCTGGCTAAGGTTTAAGCAGCTGCCAGGACCTGTATCTGAGGCTTTTCAGGTTTTGTCACTGCTTCTTGGTAAGGGTATAAGTGTGACAAGTGATAAGCACGGATTAGAGTCAACCTATATAATTAGTAATAATAAGCCTTACCAAGCTAAGCAAATGAGGAGGTTAGGTAGTAAACACTATGTAGGTAAGATTTGGTGCCCTAAGACTGCCAATGGAACCTGGGTAATGAAGGCCAACGGAAAGGTGCTTCCTACAGGTAATACCTACCATACCTATCGTTGGTTCTTCCTACCTAGAACCTTCCTCAGGCATCCTGGTGTAGCTCTAGCTTGGGGTAAGTATCAGAACTACTCAGATAACGGCTATATCCACTTGCCAGGTACTAATCTTGACCTCAATCCCTTTGTGGGTAGTGTTATGGGCTCAACCTTTGGTCTAGCTAGACACGATTACAAGAGTTATTTTGAGAACCTTGGGCAAGTTGGTGAAGCTCTTGACCTCAGCCAGCGCTATGGTTTCTTCCCCAATGCCTGGCTTACTGGATTAGCAACCTTCACTCCAGTGTTATCTGGTAGACCTCCTGAGTTTGGCGAGGTACTACCTCCATTTGGTAGAATGGGCCTCAATTTACTTAGAGGCTCCAACATACCTGGTGTTAAGGATGCCGCTGACTGGCTTCAGGATAAGCTATTCCACGATAACTTTAGAGACTACTACATAGCTACCGAAGTATCAGCCTTACAGGTAGAGGCTAACGGAGGAATTATCGGTGGTCAGTCAGGTGTAGACCTCTGGAACAAGATTAGGGACAAAGTTAAGCTTACCGAGGAAGAGCAGGCTGTCTGGGATGAAGCTACCCTGCGAGCATCCTGGTACAGTGTACTGAGAACTCAATTTCCACAGTTTAGACTGAGAGAAGAAGAGTATCTGGATGCTTACCAGCAAGTTACTCAAATTATTGAACAGCAACTTGGCATGAGTGAAGAATATCAGGACTACCTGTGGAAGCATAATATGAGACCTACTGATGTAGTAGGTGGCCTCCCTCTTGACCTGCGTAATACTCTTGACCAGATGTGGCAGTGGAGGATATGGTTTGGTAGAGGTCAGATACTAATGCCTCCTGAGATTAGCGACCTATACGGGAAGTTAAATAAGTATTGGGACAAAGTTAAGACCTACCAGACTGAGCGGTTATCTACTCAGGGAGATGCTGATACTGGCTTTATAGCCCCTACTAGCCAGCTGCACTTTACTGGAAGAGAATGGAGAGAGCAGTATGCTGCCAACTGGTCTGGCTATGTTACCAAGACTGACGCCCTAGCTACTGACCCTGAGTTCGCTGATGCCATTGATGCTATGACTCCTGAGGGTCAGGTGAAACTGGCTAAGAGACTTGGCTTTGCCTCTCCTGTTAGAGGCCCCTGGGATGAGGCTATAGACCTCTACTTCTCCATTGAGTTGGAAAAGACTAGAGACCCATATACTGGCGAGGAAGATGATGACTACCTGAAGTTCTGGCTTAACCGAGAAGCAGTAAGACAAGCCCTTACAGATGAGCAGCGAGCCGACTTTGATGCCTACATTAGACGCTACGAGACTCCTATGGAGCATCTGTTCCGAGATGTATCTAATAAGTATCTGAGAGGCTACCGAGCCGTACCTAGAATACTTGAGAAGGAATATACTCCTGAGCTGCTAGCTGTCATCAAGGAGTTCTATGCGGATACTACTACCTCAGTTAGAAAGGCTAAGATTAGAGAGCTTATAGGCCCTGATGGTAATAAGCTAATATCTGGTTGGGAGAGTAAGCTATCCGATGCCAGAATTAGACTCCGAGAAGCCTCTCCCAGGTTGGACTTCTGGCTCTATGTGTTTGGTTATATTACTAAGCCTAGAACTACTGCAGCCCAGGCTATGGTGGACACCTGGGAAGTAAATAGAGCTAGTATACTGTCAGGATATTAAAGGAGGTGGTGAGCTAAAATATATAATGGAATATTATATAACAATTATTATTTATTTAATTTCTTCTTACTCTTGACACCGAGTACTAGACATGATATAATATAGGTACAATAGGAGGAATGTATGACTGACCCAGCAAATCAGACTCCTAGCGAGCCTAAGCTAGTTCCTGAAAAGGATTTGCTAGCGATGAAGGCAGCTAAGGAGGGTCTGGAGCAGAAGCTTAAGGAAGCCGAAGTTAAGCTAGAAGAATCTGAGAAGGCTCACGGGAAGTCGCTTAATGAGGTTACCAGTAAGCTCTATGCTACAGAGGCTTCTGTGAAGAAGCTTGAGGAGCAAGCAGCCGAGAGTGCCAAGTCAGTTAAAGATTTGGCGGAGGTTAAAGCTAAACTGGAGGTTACTGAGAAGAAAGCTGGAGAACATAGTGCTAAGCTTCTTGACGCACGCAAGAGGCTTGTTGTATCACAGTTCAATATACCAGCTGACACTCTCAAGGATAAGTCTCTGGAGCAGTTAGACCTTTATGAGGAGGCTCTCAAAGCAGTAACTGCTACCAAAGGCGTAGGTAACTATGCTGCTGGTGGCGGCGCTGGAAGCGGAGCTGCTGAAGCTAAGGCTAGAGAAAAGATTAGGTCTGGCTTTGATGCTCTGCACCCAACCGATAAGTAAATAAGGAGGAAACGAGCATGGCAATCGTTGGTCACTTTGAGTCTCTTGCTGAAGCTCAGAAGCTGGTCCGAAGTGAGCTACTTGCTGGTGTAGTGCAGGAGGTCTATGAGGAAGGTCAACTCCTCAAGATGCTTCCTGTAGTCACCTGCAACTCTAAGTCCCTACTCTATAATAGGGAGAATACTCTACCATCTGCTGCTTTCTATGATATTCATGAGCAGATACCCTGGACTGCCGATACCAACTACGCTACTCAGGTAGAGGTGTCCCTCAAGACTGTAGCCCGCCAAGATGTGCTGGATAACTTTTTGATGAAAACCTATAAGACTCCTAACGACTATAGGAGCATCGTACTGTCCCAGCTACGCAAGGGCTGCATGAGGACTCTTGAGGACAAGATAATTTACGGTAATATTGACTCCGACGCTGCTGAGTTTGATGGCTTTGGTCACCTGATGGCCTCTGATGTGGCTACTGGCACCGCTGGAGCCTGGGGAACTGGCACAGCTGCTCAGATGTGCGACATGGGAGGCGCTACTGCTCCTGTAACTATCAAAGTCCTGAGAGAGCTTATTGACAAAGTTAGACCTAAGCCTAGTACTCTTCTGATGACTAGGACTATGCGGAACACCCTCAGTGCAGTAGCCTTTGAAAAGGGTATTGTGCTGGCTAGTGCTACGGGTGGCGGGCGCATCAGCTACGGGCCTGACGAGTTTGGTAAGCGGGTAGACTACTTTGATGGCGTACCCATTATGATTTCCGACTACTTATTGAACGAGACTGATAACACAGTGAACAAGGATGCAGGAAATGATAGTGGTATTTGTAGCATCTGGGCTATTCGCTTCGGTCAGATTGAGGATGGCGGCCTGTGCTTAGTCACTGGCGGTGAAACTGGTGGAGTGGATTTCTTCAAAATGGTGGAGCTCACCGACCTGGAAGATTACGATGCTGGTGGCATCAGGCTAGTTGCCTATATGTCTCTTGCACTTGGGAGCACCAAGGCACTCGCTGTGATTCACAGTATTGACGAGGACGGAGTCATAGTAGGCTAAATATCTAGGTTAGAGCTCAGCCTGAAACTGAAAAGCTCACCAAGTAACCCACTAGTATTTAGGCTAGGTAGTGCCTTAAACTACCCAAAGGAGGAAATCAATGGCGAACACAGATTATGTAGGAATCAACCACGACCTGAGAGTTGTCAACGGTAAGACAATCTATATGCCTTCCTGGGCAGCTGCTCAAGAGGGCTGGCAGAATCTTGCCATACCAGACTTATCCGTAGCTGACACTGTGCAGAAGTACCCGCTTGGTACAAGGTTTGTGGATGGCGACAGGGCGTACAGGTACGCTAAGGCTGGAGGCACACTAAGGACTGACCTACTTGGAAAGATAGGAAAGATACAGTGTGTCAAGTACTGTTCTGTTCAGGCTGCTGCTCTTCAGTATGCGTCAACTATTGCTGTTACCGTAGCAATTACTGATGGCCACGCTGGTGATGGTGCAATAGCTGTCAATGAACTTGCTGGTGGATACATCCTTATCTTTGATGCCACCTACACTGGTGGTCAACCACAGGTGCTCCAGATTAAGTCTAATACAGTGGTTGCTGCAGGTGGTGGTACGATGACGGTAGTTGTTGATGGCAAGCTGCAAAATGCTCTAACCACTAGTGACTCTGCTGAGCTGATAGCCAGCCCGTATTTGAGTATCCTGGCTCAGGCATCTTTGAGTTACAGTAATGTCTATGGTCATATTGGAAGGCCAACTGTAGCTGCTACTATAGGGCAGTTCCTATGGATTCAGACTTGGGGAGCATGCTTCCTATCACCACAGACTGATGTAGGTGTCAACACAGGTGGGTCAGGTGCTGGTCAGAACTATATTGTTGTGGCTAGACACGATGGTAGTATTGATACCTTACTCTACAGTGATGTCACACACGACCAGGCTCAAATAGTAGGCTTTGTGATGGCCTGCGCTACCATTGCTGGTGGACAGGGTGCTCCTTTCGTCTGGCTAACGATAGCACCGTAACTTCCACTAGAGCGATAGTTGTGAATAGGGAGAGGGTAGCTATGACTCCCTCTCCCTAACTTGGAGGCTAGAAAAGATGCCTTTGTACGAGTATCACTGCCAAGCTTGCGGAAACACCTTTGAGAAGCTTCTGCCTATTGAAGGTAGAGACTTAGCTTCTTGTGAAAAGTGCGGAGCTAAGGCTGACCGACTGGTCTCACCGTTTCAGTTCAAGCTGTTCAACAAGTTTATCAAAGACGGGCCTGGCTTTGAGTCTATCTACATATCTAAGGATGAGTACAAAGATAGGATAGGTGAGAAGTCTCTTGAGGAAGCTCTTGCTAACAAGAATAAAAATAGAACTATATTCCCTGTAGGAGGATAAGTATGAGTCCAACCAAAGCTGAAAGTCTGACATCACAGAGTACTCCTGAAGAAACTCAGGGTGGAATTAGTGACTGTATTAGTCAGATGGCTAATGAGCATCCTGATTGGAAGAACGAGCAGTGTATTGCTGCCTGCTATAGCATGGCCGAAAAGGCTGTTGGACATAGTATAGGAAGGAAATCTACTAGGGTTACAGGTACTTCTCCAGCGCCACCTGCACCCATGATATAACTAAATAATAATCTTACCTAGAAAAGGAGGTATTCAATGACAGTAAAACAACTTGACCACAGGGCCGAAAAGTATATAGGAGCCTCCACAGATACTAAGCCCACCGCAGCCCTCAACAACACCCATGTTATGGCTACCTTCTATGAGTATGATACAGGCTTGCTGTATATTACTTATGATGGCACTAACTGGGTAGTGAAGGATATTCCAGTTTATCCTAAGCAAAAAACAGTCGGTGTTACCAAAGCTCTTGCCGCTGCTGGAAACTACGACATTGAGGATGTTTTATCGGAATCAGCCACAGTAGGAACAGCTTGGACTTTC